TTCACCTTTGTTCATCTACTTAAATCCTCTTTTCGGTAGCCATAAAGGCGTCTAGGTTTTCTGCCTTCAGTCGCTTCACGATCTCAGGGCCAGATGCTTCCCAGATGTTAAAGCCTTCGCGCAGCCACTTCTCGACAACAGCAGTTGGAATAGAGGCAACGCGGTGAAATTCGCCCATAGGCCTGTTAGAACTTTCGTTCCTACTGTCCTTCAAATCGTCCAGAAATGCCTGTGAGATGACCTGTGTGTGCTTGCGCGTGGTCATCCCGTCACTGCCGATCAGGAAGTCTGTTTCGGACTGAATGAGGTGGGGGTTTTTCGTAATCATCATGCTTCCTTGAAACAAAAAGGACCACCCAATGGTCCACAGTAAGGAGAGCAAAACCTGTGTTCCAAAGGGTGGTCCAATCTACGGAGCCGCTATGGCTCTATAGATGTCTTATGCAAGACCCGTGATCTTGACCGAGTCAGCAAAGTTCATGTGCTTCACAGACATTTCGCCAACGATCATGTGACGATCCGAGTCACCGTTCTTCGCAAGCAGGGTGCGGGTGAACGGACGCAGAGTGCACGTCTTGAACATCGACGGGTCAATCAGCAGCGCGGTGTCTGCTTTCTGGTGGCGGTTCAGCACAACACGGTATTCGCCGTAGGGGGAGACGTAGAGGTCAATAGCGTTGACCAAGGTCTTGCCCTGAGCGATTTCACGGTTGCGGCCAGCGGCACCAGCGAAGCCAGAGACGATCTGAGCGTCTGCGGGCTTGATCATCAGCGTGTTGACATCCGAGCCATTGTTGTAGGCGGTTTCACCTGCATCAAGCAGTGCGGCTTCAGTCAGCGCAGCGCCACCCTGAGCCTTGTCAGTGGTGATCTGGTTGATGACCGATGCCATGCGACGAGCGGTGCCGCCCGAACCTGCAACAGCAGCCTGATCCACACCCACCAGCGCATATTCTGCATCGCGCTTGATCTCTTTCAGAGCCTTGGCGAGTTGGTGAGCGGTTTCCTTGGCGCGGCCATAGGTGCCGATTGCGTCAGCAGTTGCCGACACTTGGAAACCCTTCTGGAGGATTTGGGTGTTGTTGGTGCGCTCAACTGCGTCGATCAGCGTGCCCATAACGGCATCTGCGCCTTCAACAGCGGCGTTCACACCAGCGGGTGCCAGCGAGTCCTCAAGCCACGAGAAGGTCCGTGCAGTCACCTTTTCGTCTTTGAACATGGTGAATGCAGGAGTGTCGAAGGGGGTAATATCGCTGATGATGTCCGAGACCGACTCTTTTTTGCCGACCTGATCGTAAGTGGTATACGTTGCCATGTTTGGAGAATCCTTCTTATAGGCAAGATTTCAGTTAGTCTTCCCAACGCGCCAACAGGGCGTCAGCAATGTCATCCAAGTCACCACCGTAACGAGGGTTATTCCGCAGTCGGGCTTGTGCCTCTTTCTGACGTGCGGCTTTCAACGATGTTTTGGAGGGTGGTGATTTCTTAGAACTCAAGATTTTGGTCTTGTTGCCCTTTGACTTCGTGACCTTGGCCTGAGCCTTTTTGCTCTGTGCGGCCTCTTTTGTCTGGTCGTAAAGTCGAGCCTTGTTGATCAACATGATGACCGAAGGGTCCGTGTATTGATCAACTTGTTCTTGAGGTAGGCCTGATTTCACTGCGTAGGCACGGATCGAATTGTATAGATCATTGCCCCAATCAGGCAGGTTTTCTTGAAGAACACGGACACAGTCCTGTGCTGCTTTCTGAACCGCCTGACGTTGGTTCGCTTGCAGTTCAGCAAGCAAACTTCCGCTTTCTTCTTTGAGGAACTTTACATCCTCTTCGGCCTGACGTGCATCCATCCGCAACTGTGCAAATGTTTCTTGATCCATCTGCTGTGCGGCCAAGAGCATATCCATTTCTGAATATGGCTTCAGTCGAGCCTCTGCACGCTCTAAGAGTTTTTGGTATGCCAAGTGCGTCCGCTGAAACTCTTGTTCAGCAACTTTGCGTTGGTTAGCCAAATCTTGAGACTTTTGGGTCAAAGACGCTTCTTGACCGTAAAGACGCTTCAAGTCCTTTACAGATACCTTCTTGGTCTCTCCACGGACAGACAGTTCAACGATTGCGTCATCAGATGCCACAAGGGCCTCTTCTTCATCATCGTCTTCTTCGTCTTCGTCTGTGTCGTCGCCTTCTTCAGGGTCTGCGTCGTCCTCTAGTTCTTCTTGGTCATCTTCATCTTCAAAATCACCCTCTTCGACATCTGTCTCTTCGATGTCTTCGGGTGTTGCATCCTCGTCTTCGGTTTCGGATAGGTCTTCACCGTCATTCCACCGACCTAGGATCGCTTCAGCGGCATCGTCAATGTCCAATGCTCGCGGTTCCGAGTTACTTTGCTGGACGTTTGTCATAGTCCTTGTTCCTCTTGGCTTATGTCGCCTTGGGCGAGGATTCCATCTCGAACCTCAACCCGTTGTTTCAATGTGTTCACCACGTCTACGATTGCGCGATAGTGGTTGTAGGCTTGCTCTCGTTTGTCATGGCCATCAGGCTCCGTGTTCACGAAGGCTGCGAAGGCCGCTTCAACAAGATCGTTGACAACAGAAGTGAAGGCAGGGGCCGATAGAACGGCCTCTGCTTCATCCCCTGCCGCCACAAGTTGCTCTTCTTGTGTTGGCATATGTTACCTTTGGAGTTACCCGTTAGGGCTTGCGATTGCGCGGACATCCTGAGCACTGCGGGCAATTTCAAGTTCTGCGTAGTTGACCGCTTCTTTGTGCTGCTGTTGGGCCTCTTGGAGGTCCATCTTGTCCGACTTCAGTGCAAAGTCGCGCTGGGCTTTCATTGCTTCCAGTTCCAGACGCATCTTTGCAATCTCTGCATCATATTGCGCCCGCATCTCTGCGACTGCTGTCTGACGCTCTTGGATTTCCACCTGCTTCATTGCCATCTGCATCTGCATCTGTGCCGCAGGATCAGGCTGCTGAGGCGGAATTTGTGCAGGGTCCATTAGGAAGTCAGCGCCGTTCTTGATCCCAGATTTCTCAAGGATAGAGTTCAGCATCTTAAACTTCTGCGCTGGGCCATACATCATTGCTAGACTTGGGTCGGCACTGAACAACTGGTGGAA